CGCCGGCCGGGATGACGATCCCGCGGAGGTGCCGCACGGGTGGCAGCATGAAAGGCGGCGACTCAAGGCGCGCCGCGAGGGCCTGGCGGAAGAGATGCTCGAGCGTTGCGGCGTCCATGCCGCCCATCGTCCGCTAGGCGTCAAGCAGATCGGAGGGGGTGGGGATCAAGAGGGTGATATGCCAAACCACATTGCGTCAAAAAGTGAGAGACCTTGCGGCGGCGTGACTCTTTCCCAGTTAACCGGGTTGGCGTACGCTGCGGCTCCGTTTGCGCCGACGGTTGACGTGCCAACGGCAACCCAGTCGGACCTATATAGATTGATGTCAGGATCAAGGCGCCCCAGATATTGAGTGCGCGGACGCCCTTGCAAAAATGAGCCGTCGTTGATTGTTCCTGGCACCTCCAGCCCGCTTTCCCCGAGATCGTAAAGACCAGCCGGGGACAAGTAGTGCATTGGCATGGTAACAAACATGATGCCGGCATGGCCCTTGACCATGCGGTGCGGCCGAAACGCCTCCACGGGTGGCAATACGTTAGCGAGAGCGACGAATCGCACCACAATCTGCAGCGTGAACCGCACGGCGTTTCTATGGAATGGACCTCGCGTTCCAAAACCCATTGATCCTTGCAGGTACGGATCGACCCTAAGCATGCACCACCCATCTGTCGTTACTGTCTGCGAAACGCCTTCTATTACAAACTGGTCTTGTGTCAGCACCGTGCGCGTATCTTGGTGCGCAGACCACGACCCAACAAAAACTGCATCGGACCCAATCTCTGCACCAACGGCACTCATCGACACAGTTGCAGGGATGTACTGCTGCCATCGCGCAGTGCCTGGGTAAACAGGACCCTCTGGCGAAAACGTGGCCGTTACAGAACTCACCGGCCCCTGCGCAGATGCCGACCATGACGGCCACGACGGTGCTGGGGGAGCCAACACCTTGCGGCTTGCCGCACTTCCGTAGTACAGCATCGCCTTTCCGCGAAATCGCAAACTTGCACCGTCCCATCCGGCCTCACCGGCAGCGTCGTCAAAGGACGATATTTGGAAGCCCTGCCCTGCGCTTGCGTTTTCTGGAGACGTGATGAAATCATCTCTTCCAGTGGCCAGCAAAAGACGATCGTTCGCAACATCACCAAATTCTTTTTGGTTTGCCGGCGGCCCGTTAGAAATTGCCGATTCAAGCAGCGATGGCCCGTCTAGCGAACGAAATATCATGCGATGCCGCTGGCCCTTGGCGCCGCAATACTGCCCGACGTTAGCAGTGCTTACGTCGTGCGTGATAAAAAACGTGTGAGCGCTAAGACTTGACGCCTCTTCAAACCCAGGAAGCCGGCCAATGTTGCTGTCGAATGTTGCCATGCCAAGCAGCGTGCTTGTCAACTCCGACCTTCTCACAACAGACAGGCGAAGGTGAACGGCCAACAGGCTTCTCTGGTTTTCCAGCATTGGAAGCCTCGGCAAAATCCGTTGAGACTTTAGTTTTTGCCGGCCGCCTTGCGGGTATTTTCGATAGAGCGTCAGGTTCATTGCCAGCACTGTGTCAATCAGCAGTGGCACGGGAGCCAGTGGGTCAAATGTGAATGTGGCAGAAGACTGGCCTCTGCCTAGCGGACGGAGCGGAAGGACCACGCCCAGAGGCGGCTGAATAAATTGCGGAAACGAGCCAACACTGTTGTACGGCAGCGTGAAAGCATTCCATCGCTGCCCCCACTCGTCGTCTGTTTCAAAACTTAGCTCAAGTTCAAAGTAGTTTTGATCGTCCTTGTACCCAGCGACGACAGAAAGTTGGTCGCGCCATCCCTCTGCCGTCACTTCGTCCGCTGGAATGCAGTTCACAAGAAGATCGTACGGCTGAGTCGGCTCAGGTCTCTCGTCGTCTTGCGTGGCATCAAAACGCGACTGAGTGGCGTTCCACAAGATGGGCTCTGTGACGCCTATGAATAAATTGCCAGCACCGCAATGCGGATTGATTCTTTGCGGCCTCACAGCATCACCGGCAACAGAAAAACATTCGGGAACGTAAAGCCTGCAGAAAAGGTTGTCTCGCGATTATGCAACACCCTGATGTTGCCGCCTCTGTGCACGTCCAGTAGGCCAGTGGCCTGATCGTACGGGGCCTGTATGTCTGGAATGCTTCGCGGACGAATTGCGCACACGTTCGTCCTCCAAGAGGCTTGATAAGAAAACAAAAATCGCACGTATGCCAGCGTCGGGCCGCTAATACACACCATGGCAGACGTGGCCCCGCTAACGCTAGCCTCTACGGCCACGCCGATATTTGGAAAAAAATCCAATGTTTGCGAGTCGAATGACTGGACCGCCTCCAGCAGCTTGCACGAGTACGTCATTGAGCGAAGCCCAAGAAAAGAGACGTACTTTTCACGTGCCGACGATGTCGCACTGTTGATTGTAGACACGAACGTTGACGACAACGGAGGCCAGGACGTAGCCCGCAGCGCCGGAGTAGACGGCGACGAACTGATAGTTCCATCGAAGAAAAACTCCACAGCATGTCCTGGGTAGATGACCTGTGAGGCATCCGTCTTTCGCATCGGCACAATGACGCGCACCGGATAGTTGGTGGCCTGCCCGGCCGTCACGCCAGGCCGCCGACCGTGTGCAATATCCGCCGCATCGCACAGATCATTCCATCGCCTGGCCGAGATCGCCGACCCGAGCTTCTGGCCCTTCTCGATGCGTCCGTCGGGCTTGGCCATGCTAGCTCCCGATGCCGAGGCCGCTGAATGACGCCTCGCGGTAGACCTGGTTGACGTAGGCATACTTCGGCCGCTTGAGCAGGTCGGTGCCGTCCACGGCCGCCTCGTAGCGGATCCACAGGTACTCGTGGCCCTTCTTCACGATGCCCGAGATCGAGCCTACATCGATGGCCGGAGCCGTCTGCGGCCCGGTCACGCCAGTCGGCAGGCCGCGGTTGGGCGATGCCACGAACTTGTAGGAGAGCGACCACGGACCGTCGCCCTTCTCGCTGTCCCATTCCTGGTTGCCGCTGCACCCGGCGAAGAGCACCTCGCCAGGCTGGAACGTGCGGAAGGCGGCGTTGTTCACAGTGCCGGTCAAGGCGGCCACGCTCTTGATGTAGGCGGCAGTCACGTAGGTGCTGGGCACGTCGTAGGTCTCGGTCCACTGAAGGGCCGGCACGATGATGTCCACGCCCGCCACGCTGTCGCCATCCACGCCGATGGCCTTGTTTTGATTGGGCGCCGTACCCGTCGCCGCGTAGCGCTGCTCGGCCTCGGCCTGCGTGACGTGCTGGTTGCCGCCGCCCGTGTCGAAACTCCGCGTCCGCCGCAGCGGCGCCTCCTGCGTGTCGTCGTCCGCCCCCGTCTTCGTGTACGTGGCCGTGACCTGGAAGCACTCGTCTCCGAGGTACTCGAGCGAATACTGCTCCACCATGAAACGATAGTCGCCGATCTCGTAGAAGCGATTGGTGGAGAAGTAGGCATTGACGTATGTGTGCACCTCGGTGTCGATCGACGTGCCGAAGGCGAGGTAGGTGACCGTGACGGTGGAGTCCGCCCGCTTGCCCCTGCGGTGCAGCGTGGCGGAACGGGATTCCGAGGTCTCGATGAATTGGGTGACTGGCATGGGTTAGTCGCCGATGAGGCCGTCGTCGCCGAGCTTGTCTTCGAGGATCTTGTTCGTCTTCTTTTGCTCTTCGAGCTGTTGCTGCTGCAGGTTGCTGCCGAACCCCATGCCGCTAAGACCGACGGACGAGAAAGAGCCGACCACCTCGCTCTGCTGGGCAGCGGCCGCAAGTGCGGCATCTTGCACCGCCTTCGGATCGGCCTTCTTTGCGGCATCGCTCTCAATGGCTGCCGTTGCTGCGCCAATCTTTTCGCTCGCAGAGTTGTAAGCGTCGATGAGCTGCTTCTCGCGATCGGCCGTCAGGTTTCCTCGCTCCAGCAGATCGGCAAGCGTGTTGCCGAGGGAGCCGAGCTCGTCCATCGTCTTGGCGCCGCCCAGATCGTTCTGCAGAGTCGACGCCGCCGACACATCCGCACTCTTTGCGGATGCCTGCTGCGTCAATGCGTCTAGGTCGGCCTGGGCGGCAGCGGACCCCGCAGCCCGTTGCCCTTGGATCGCCACCATCGTCTCTTCGCGGCCTGCCCTCGCCTGCTCGTACTCAGCCTGCCCTCGCTCCATCCGCTCGGCAATGCCCGGACGGCTTACGGCCCTGGCCTGGGCACGGGCGGCCATCTCGTTGTCGACCTTGGCGTTTTCTGCGGCGAGATCAAATCCACGCCTCAGAAACGATTGAACGTAATTCCATGACTTGCGGACTGCCGCGATCATGTTGTCGAACGCCAGCATCACGCCGTTGACCAGGTTGTCGATCGTGCCCATCACGACGGCCGACACGGTGGTAAATGCCTGAGCTAGCGTCTCGTACATGCCATGCGACAAGTAGTCGATGCCGTTTAGAAGGGCCTCGCTGCCCTTAGCCCAGGCGAGATTCCAGCCAGCCATCAGAATCTCAAACGCCATGCCAAGATCGCCGGCAGTGATCGCGTCGTAGATGCCGCCAAAGGTCTGGGTCGCGGCTGAGGCTAGGCCGCTCATGCCGTCGCCAAGCGCAATAAGGCCCGCAACAGCAGCGCCTAGCGCCAGCGGAATCGCAACTAGCGGAGACATTGCGATGCCTACAACCGCAGACACACCAGACAACGCCAGCCCGACGCCTGTGATGGCTAGACCGATGGCAGTGAATGCGGCGATGCCCTTTGTGATTCCAACTACCAGCTCTTCGTTGTTGCGGACAAAGTCGACGACGCTGTTGATCACGTTCGTCAGAAACCCACCTACCTCGATGAGCGACGGACCAAGGGCAGCCGTGATCGCAATGGCAAGTCGCTCCAAGCTGGCCATTAGGGTTGCACCCACGCCCGCCAGCCCGCTCTGCAGCTGCCGAAACTTCTCGCTTACCGGCAGAGCGTCGCCCATTGACTTCTTCATTCCGTCGATGCCGGCAGCACCGGCCTCGGTCAGAATCAACGCCGCACGGATGGCGTCTGTGCCAAAGACCCGCTGGAACACATCGTCCTTGGCGGCCTGGTCCAGCCCGGCCGTAGCGTTACGGAGTACCTCGATCTGCTGTGCCAGCGGCAGCATCGCACCGCTCGCGTCTCGGAAGGATTCCGTAGACAGGCCGATCGACTCCAAGGCTGTGGCCGCCGAATCCACCGGCGACTTCAGCTTGGCGAACATATTCTTGAGCGAGGTGCCGGCGTCGCTGCCCTTCACGCCGGCGTTGGCCATGAGCGCCAACGCAGCCGCCACGTCGTCGATGCCCTGGTTGCTCTGGGCAGCCACGGCCGAGACCTGCGTGAACGCCATTGCGATCTCTTGGATTGACGTTGACGAGGCGTCGGCGGCCGCTGACATCGTGTTGGCAGCGTTGGCCGCATCGACGCCAAAGACGTTCATGGCGTCGCTCATCACGACGGCTGCATCTGCCACGGCCAGCTCGCCGACCTTGGCAAACTCTAGCGCCGCCTTGCCGGCACCTCCAAGAACAGCCTCCAGCGGCATACCGGCCTTGAGCAGCTCGAGGAAGCCCTGGGCAATCGCCGTCGGGCCAGTGCCCATAGCCTCGCTCATCTGCATGGCGGCGGCGTTGATGCGGCCGATGTCGCCGGCCGTGGCTCCGGTACTGGCCGAAATGTTTTTCAGCACGCTCTCAAACGATGTGCCGGCACGCACCGCCAGGGCGATCGGCGCCGCCATGCCCACGCCGAGAGCGGTCATCCGGCCGCCAAAGTTGGTCATCGACTGACCGATGCTGCCGATCCGCTTGTTGAGCTTGTTCAGCGCGCCGAAGAGCTTCGACGGGTCTGCGCCGATTTCGACAAAAACCTTGCCGAGCCGGATTCCTGCTGCGCTAGCCATGAGGTGTTCCGAACAATCTCGCGAGGTCTTCGGGCGTCGCCTGCCGTGCTACCGGCTTCGGCTTCTTGGCAAACGGGTGGAACTTGTAGGCGTCGGCGGAAGGTTTGTTTTTCGGTTTGTTGGCGTTGTAGAACTGGCAGAGCAGGTTGGCGGTATGCCACCAATCGGCTTCTAGGCGGCCGTTGCGAGCGGCGCAGAGCTCTCGGAAGGTCCACTCCCCGGGGTGGACGCCGACGATTCCGGCGGCCTCGTAGATGGCGTCCCAGACGCTTCGAGCAGGTCGGCCGTCGTCGTCTCCCGCATCGCCTTCTCGGCCTTGGCCATCAGCTC